TCAAGTGATTTCTTCTGATGGCGGTGTCCGTCGAAATTGGTTCAGTCTGTCGGCTAGCTTTTGGTCTTTGTCCGGATACAGGTGGGAATAGGTATCAAGGGTTGTCTTCACTGATTCATGCCCTAGACGGTCGGCTATTTCCAATGGGGTAAAGCCAAGTTCTATGAGCATGCTTGCATGGCTGTGCCGAAGGTCATGTACCCGGATCGGCTGCAGTCCTGCCTTTTTTGATGCCTGTTTTATCTCTTTTTCCAAAGCGGACTTCGTGAAATAGAAAATTCGGTCGCTTTTTTTTATTCCATAGAGCTTTGAGATGTATTCGTGGATGTCATCATACAGGAAGTCGGGGAGGGAAATACACCGCTTTGCTTTGGGCGTCTTCGGTTCCAAAAAGAGCTCTTCCCCCTTGACTTTTGCATAATTCTTGTTGATGTCCACCCGTTTTGATGGAAGGATGTCTGCCGGGGTGAGCGCAAGGAGTTCTCCGGAGCGCATTCCGGTGTAGAACAGCATGTCGAAAGCCAGTTTCATGGACGACTTCTGAATGGCGCCGGAGAATTGCTCATACTGTGCCTGCGTCCAAATGTTCATTTCATCAGCTCTGCTTTTTCCCATACTGCCGGCGGCTTTGCACGGATTGGATGCAAGGCGGTAATGCGCAACGGCGTAGTTCATGACTGCCGAAAGCTGGTTGTTTACGGTTTTCAGGTAGGTTTGGGAGAAGGGCTTTCCGCTTTCATCCCGATACGAAAGCAGTTCGTTCTGCCATTTCCGGACTTTTATGGTGTCAATATCGCATACTTTCATCCTGCCGAAGTAGGGGAGCAGCTTGCCTTCAATGATGAAGCGCTTGTTTTCCATTGTTGTGGGTTTCAGGCGGTGCTCCATGTCCTCGAAATAGTTTTCCACAAGCGAGGAGAAGAGGATGTCGCTGCTGTTGTTCTGCTGGTCCATGAAGGAACGTTCGTATTCCTTGGCTTCGCGCTGCGTTTTAAATCCCCTTTTGCAGGTATGCCGGTTCTTTCCGGTCCAGTCCGTGTAATTGAAGGCGGCATACCACATTGTTTTTCCGTTTTTCAGGGTGTATTTGTATACTGGCAAAATTGGCACCTCCCTCAGTGGTGGTTATTACAATAAGTTGCTTAATTTTTTATATTGAAAAGTTGCAATAATCTGTTATAATATACTTAACAAGACAGCCGACAAGGAAGGTTAAGGCTTCCTGCTCCGGCGAAGATAATTAGCTAAGTAAGCCGCCTACTCCGTCAAAAAGCAGGGCGGCTTACGTATTTTTCAGATTTAGAATTGCAGCGATTAAAAGACCAGTTGTCAGTATAATCATAAATTCTTCATATGTAGTCATAAGCATTCCCCTTTCCGCAAGACTCGGAGCAGGGTGCATATTATGAAATTATTGTAAGGCGTCTTCCAATGCTGCGTGCATCCACCATTCATCAGCAGCAGTATCAATATTATTAAATATCAGATTATCAAAATTTAGTTTTTGGCGTGTTTCATTACTATAAGAGGCTTTGATCACTATTTCCTCAGTAGCGTTTCCATATTTATCTATTAATGGATAAGTTATATTGAAGTCTATGGAGAGATTTTCAATATCCTCCAGTTCTTTTAGGGTATCAAAAATATCTTTAAACATTCCTTGGACAACCATCTTATTGGTTAGATTATCACTCCCTTTAGCTTTGATAAGTACAAATTGGGTATCAGAATTATAATTTATGCTTTCTACATTGGAAAATCCAAAAACTTTTTTGGCAGCAGAATTTATAGAAGATTCGACATTGTTTTCAGTAACAGATGCGGGCTTATCCGTTTCTTCTGTATGCTGTTCGGTTTTGCTTTCGGTGTTAGTAGTTTTTGTTTCAGAGTCTATTTCACTTTCGTTTATTGCATCAAGTTCTTTTTGCATTTCAGTAAGTTCTGATTTCACAATATTTATTTCATTTTGAGTTTCTATGAGTTTTTCCTTTGTAGAGTTTAACTCCTTTGTTTGCGCATCATAACTTTCTTGTATACTTTCTAGTTCTATGACTTTTGCATCATAATCCTCTTGCAGTTCTCGAAATGCTTTAACTTGTGCATTGTAATCTTCTTGGGAAATGGATTTACCACATCCGGTTAATGATAGAATTATTCCAATAAGTAATATAAATGATTGCTTTTTCATGATAATCTCCTTTGTCATTTCCCCCTCCGGTACCACTCGAAGGGTATTATTTTCCCATGTTTTCTGTTCCTGTCTTCTTTAATGCTTCATCCGCTGCAACGGATTCTTCATAGCATTCTAAGTAACCTTCAATTCTTTCTTTAAATTCATCACGCTTTTTTTCAGGGAGGCGATGAATAAGTGAGAGCCATTCATTGTCTTCTGCTGAATATAGGACTGAGAAATTAGTAGTTACTCGTAAACCAGGAAAATAATGTTCTAGATCTCCATAGGCTTTGGGGTCATAAATTCCAGTATTTTTATAATCTCGGTATAGTAATATAAGTAGATATTCATCAATATTTGGTTCTATTCCTGGCGAGAGCATTCCGGGGCTGGTCCAATATCGTGGCAGTATTTCAAAAAAATCTGATAGCTGCTCATAATAATTGACATATGTATTATCAGAACCTTTAATCCAATTCATAACAATTTCGTCAGATATATCCAAGTAATTAGCAAGTTCAGATATTTTTTTTCCTGTTACATCTAATTGAAATGTCAATTTTGAAGGAAATGTATTGAGCATCTCTTCCTCTTCAGGATATCCAATAAGCGATGATATTGTAGTGCCGAGATATTCAGCGATTGCTGAAACTACAGAGGCACTAGGGATAGTACCTCTTTTTTTCCAATCAATAAAGGAATTCCTGCTTAAATTTAAGTCAGAAAGCATTTTATTTTTGGTTATTTTTTGTTCTTTTAAAAGGCTTGTAACATTGTCAACAAAGGTACTCATAAACGTTCCTTTCTAAAATAATTCAGCAAATGCTGAAAAAGGTATTGACACTCAGCATTTGCTGAATTATTATAAAAATACATAACAACGAGTTACAACAAAACATCACAATTACCGACGGCAATCGGAGAAAGGAGTTTTTATGGAAGACAGAAAAAAGCCTTGGTTTGACCGATTTTTGGACAAGCACCCATATTTTCCATTGGGCATTTCAGCAATATCTTTAATTGTTGCAATACTGACATTGCTGTTAAGGCTTGGCATACTTTAAAAAGGGTATTGCAGAACCAAGCTGATAATGCTTATGACCAAAGCGATTAAGGCTATGACAACAGGAAGTTTTCCTTTAAAATAATCTTCTTTCCTGTATAAAAAATAGCGGGTTGCTTTGTCCGTTGGCTGTATAAATTTCGGAGCATTGCCATCAACGATAACCTTTCCTGTTGAAGTTAAAGTTTGCTTCTGCTGAATGCATATGAGGTCATGTTTTAGGAATATGTCCTTTTGCTGCTCACTGCAAAAATCATATGATATTTTCCGCTTTTTGAGTATGCGGTGCAGGACATATTTTTCTTTCAGGGATAACATGATTTTGTCATAGTCGTCAGCATAATCTTGCATTATGTTTGACCTCCGGGTTATCTGTTGCGCCATACATGATCCTCATTTTGGCAAAGCGGAGTGTTATTGGCAGCAATTTATACAAAGTTATTGTAACACATTGTAATAACTTATTAAAGTAAAAAGTTTCAGAAAGGGGGTGCACCGATGAAGAGGGGGTTATCACCGTGGAGCAAGCAGTGCAAGGTACAGATGCTTGTGCTTGAAAAAAGTCTTGACCAGTTGAGTAAGGAAACAGGTTTCTCGAAATCGTATCTTTCTTCCATTATAAACGGAAGGATAATCGTTCCGGAGGAAACCGTGAAGGTTATCAGTAATGCATTGGACGTTGACATGGCGCTGATAGGGTAACTGGTTTTATTATACCGAACGGGGGTGAAAAGAAAAATGTCAAATATAACCGCAGAGACCAGCTCAAACGCATTTTACCGGGCACGCTGCGCGGCTTCAACACACAATGAACAGCTGAAAAGCAGGGAAGGGGCAGCGGACATCATGTCTATTGACAGGGGGAGACTCTACAGGATAGAAAAAGGGTTAATAAATCCCTATCCCGAAGAAGTCCACCTGATGGCGGATTTGTACAATGCGCCGGAGCTTAGGAATTATTACTGCACCGGAATGTGCCCGCTTGGCAGTGAGATGTCAAAAGCATCCGTTGAGGATTTGGACAGGATAACAATCAGGGTGGTTTCGGCATTCCGCAGACTGGATGGAACAAAGGAGTTGCTGCTTGACATTACAGAAGACGGAATTGTTTCGGATGATGAAAGACAGGACATGCATAAGGTGCTCGAAAGCCTTGAGGAACTGGAAGGGATTGCTCAAAGTTTGAAGATTTGGGTAAAGAAAAATATGTAGGAGGCGATGATTTGAATAATTTAAAGGCGGCTGTCAAAAAAGCGACAGGACATGAAGTAAAATATATCTTTTCCTATAATTTATCACCAGGTGGATATGTCGATTATGGGACAGGAGATAAAACATACTCAATAAAAATAGAAAACTTAGAGCTTTGAAAGGGGGCATGGAATGCAGGCATTGGAAAAGGCATCAGGAGTTATTGGAAAGCCTAAAAGACTGTTTGTAACTTCAAATGATGTAATGAAACTTCTTGGATGTAAGAAAAGCTATGCATCTAAAGTGATACAGGATATTAATGCAGAAGCAAAACAGAGGGGGGAGCACGCTTTTCCTGCCGGAAAGGCAAATAAATACATATTTGCAAAGACTTTTGCGCTTCCTATGGAAGATGTTGAGAGCGTGATGGTTGAAGAACAGGAGGAATGACATGGCATATTACAGTATTTGTCCTAGATGCGGATGCCATTTGGATCCGCAGGAAAAGTGCGACTGTGAGACAGAGGAAGCAGAAAAACAGGATTTTTTCAGTAGACATATAGAAATGAGTCCGAAATCAGGACAGCTTGTGTTTGTGTTCGGGGACGGGGAGGCGGCATATGAGGAAAAAAGTTATTGCTAAACTGTGTTTGGTAATTGGGATTACTGCTTTTGCGGTTGCGGCATGGATAAGCTATTTAAACAACGCATCAACAGTAAATGTACCTGCGCAGGATATAGAGGATATAAAATATCAAATTCCTTACAAGGAGTGGTGGGATTGTTTAAAGGAATGATTAATCTGTTGATTTCAGGCTGCTATGCCGCAGTGATTACTTATATGGTTGGAAAATGGGGATTTTTCATGGCGTACATGGAAAGGGGATATGTAGCTGTCGGAGGTGAATATTTTCTTATTCCGATGACGTACTGTGCGGCAGGGAGCGCCATGCATTATTTTATCAGCGCACTGGAGGGATTGAAGCGTGGGAAAGACTGTAATGAAAAAGGAAGTGGAAGAGCTGCTCGGCTGTAGCATCACGACGGAACAGTTCCGTGAGGCGCTGGAATATGCAAGGAAAAAACAAAAATACATATACGGACAGGAAAGGAGGCTGACGGTTTTGCAGCACTGGTATCTTGTAAAACTGACGGAAGAATATGTCAGGAGTCTTTCGTTTGCAAAAGAGACGGTGGATTTATGCGGAACGCTGCGCAATATGGAAAAAGAGCACCCGACAAAAGTCAAGGCGCCCAACACGTAACCATATTGTAACATCTTCTGCCTTATAAATCAATAGAAAAAACAATATGGAGGTAATTTTTATGGACAATTCTAATGCGTTGGCTGAAATACAGTCAAAGTATCAAAACTGTAACTTGCTGATCCCATCAGCTACATCAGTACAGATTAACCCGTTTTATAAATGTACGGTTATGGAAGTGACGGCGGACACTTCGGAAAATTCCGGTGATATTTTCAAGGTTGGAAATACGAAAGTTGGAGAAGACCATAATGGAAAGGCAATATATGCGGATCTCTTTTCTCCCGCAAAACCACTTCTTATGAAACTGGCAACTGCCGCAGGCATCCAGTTCCATCCGGAACATACAACCGTAATCCGGGAAAATTCAAATACTTATGTGGGAAAAGCGTATGGAGCGTTAAGGCTTCCGGACGGAACTTTTAAGACTCACGTGGAAACAAAGCGCATTTGCCTTGATGATGAAGAGGCGAAATACCGTCTTGAGTTTATGGATAAATCTATTATGGGTATCCATGAGTGGAAAGCAGCTAAAGCTGCTGCGGAAATGTTCAAGGGTGAATGGCGTGAAAATCCGGAAAATCTTAATCAGTGGAATAAACCGGAGAAATATTATGTCATTGCTGATTGTGACAGGGAAAAGTATATTGAACGTTCTGTGTTGGTAAATATGACGCTGCTTCGGAAAACGGCGTCTGAAAAAGCTCAGACAGGAGCAATTCTTAGGGTTATTAGGGCACTTTTGGGAATAAAGGGAACATATAAGCTGCAAGAACTCAATAAGCCTTTTGCGGTTCCGACTGTAACATTTTCTCCGGATTATTCGGACGCATCAGTCCGGCAGGCAATGCTGCAGCAGGGAATGAACTCTATGGGAAATATGTTTGGGGCGGCATCTGTACCGCCTGCGGCTCGGTCATTTGGCAATGAGGTTTTTGCAAATACATTTAATCCGGAAGAAAACTTGGATAATCCTGTGTTTGCATCAGAATGCGACGTGGATCATGAGGAGTTATATACGGATTATGAGCAGACACCACAGGTACCGTCAGGACAGGGAGAAGAACTGTCGCAGCAGGAAGAATCGACAGGATATTTCTGTTCTGAGTGTGAAAAGGAAATAAAAGAAAATGTGTATACATATTCCCTTAATAAATTCGGAAGACCATTATGCATGAAATGTCAAAAAGGAGCAGGTAAATAATGAAGATAATTAGGATTTCGACAGATCTTGAATTAACGGTACATGAGTTCCCAATCGGAACCCATGCGCGGCAGAACCAGTTTTTGCGCGAACTGATTGGAAATTATTGCAGCATATATGAGCATGTAATGCCAAGGCGGCTGTATACGGAACTGCATATGAAAGATGAACCGACCGAAGTTCCGGGGCAGTGCGTGAGTATGCTTGTCGATGAAGAAGGCAGACTGAAGGAAAATGATCTAAATCTGATTGGAAGCTATCTCTATGAAACGGACAGGCATAAGAATTATATTATGGGAAATGTCCTGTTTGTCGGTGAGGAATTGACTGACAATGGAATTGATTTCTGCGGAATTGAGGAATCCACGTTTAAAGTTTTGGAGCAGCAGCTAAATAAGATGATTTTGGAAGGAAAAGCGGCAAAGGAGGCGGTAAAAAAATGAAAATATTACATACGGCAGACTGGCATTTGGGCACATTCCGCAGTCCTGTAAAAGACGGAGTCAACCTTCGGACGGAGGACACGAAACGCTGCCTTAATGAACTGGTACGGGCAGCAAAAGAGGAAAGACCGGATTATTCCCTTATTTCCGGCGATGTGTTCCATGTAGGACGCTTATGGTCCGAAAGATGCTGTGAGGAAATCATCACGGCAATCCATTATATCAGGGAACTGGCAATGGTATCAGGGCAGGTTGTTGTCATGCGCGGCACGCCGAACCATGACGGCGCAGGGCAGTTCAACGTCCTTGGGGAGATGTTCGCGGACAGCCGGAACGTGCATATCGTGACAACGCCGCAGGTCCTTTCGTTTTATGACGCGGATATTGCGGTGCTTCCGGGATTTGACAGCGGGATTTACCGTACAAAATTTCCAGGGCTTTCCAAGGAGGATGAAAACGCTGCGATAACAAATGAACTTGCCAATATTGTTACGGGACTGAAAGCGCAGTGCAGGCAGGATAAGACGAGCATCCTCATGGCGCATTATACGGTACCCGGATGCAATACGGAAAGCGGACAGACAATGATGATGACGCAGTTTGAGCCGGTCATCCCGCAGGAGGCATTACTGGCGGCAGACTATGATTTGGTTGCCTTGGGGCATATTCACAGACCGCAGAGGATACTGTCAAATAGCTGGTACTATTCGGGTGCGGTAAATGCCATAAATTTTAACGACGCGGGACAGGAGAGGGGATTTTGGCTCCACACGGATTTGCCGTTTGGGGGATGGGACAGCAGCTTTATTAAAACGCCAATCAGGGAATTTAAGACAATCTGCCTTGATAATGAAGACATTAGTCAATTGAATGCAGGTGCAGTTGACATGGTTGCGACTTATAAATGGCGTGGCGAGGTGGATGACAAGATTGTCCGCATCCACTACACCTGCTCAGCGGAGAACAGCAAGGCGCTGAATACGGCGCTGCTCGAGAAGGAGCTGCTTGATGACGGCGCCTTCATGGTATGGGAAATATTGCCGGAGAAAATTGCCGAATTTGCAAACAGACAGGAACTTGCCAACACAACGGATCCGGAAGAAAACCTTATAAGATATTTGGAGGAAAAGCAGTTTCCGCAGGAAGAGATACAGGCGCTTGTATTGAAAGCAAGACCGGTCATTTCGGAGGCGGAGGCGGGAATGACCGCGGCAATCAATACGGGAATGTTTGAGCCGGTGGAGATTACGGTCAGGAATTACCGCAACTATGAGGAAGAACATTTCAGCTTTGAGAATATAAGTTTCTGCACTATTAACGGACAGAACGGAGCAGGCAAAAGCAGCCTGTTCATGGACGCAATCATTGACTGCCTGTATGAAGAACCGAGGGAGGGAGAACTGACGGGATGGATACGGAACGACGAAAAAGCCCGTTCCGGCGCCATTATCTTCACGTTCCGTATCGGTGAAAAGACATACAGGGTTACAAGGACGAGGGCACGTTCCGGGAAAGGGACGCTGAATATTGCACAGCTTGTTGACGGTGACTGGAAAGACTGCTCAAAAGAACGTTACAATGACACGCAGCAGGAGATTGTGGATATTCTCGGAATGGACAGCTTAACATTCAAATCCTGTGCGCTTATCATGCAGGACCAGTACGGTTTGTTTTTGCAGGCAAAACCGGAGGAAAGGATTGAGGTACTTGGAACCCTGCTCGGTCTTGGGGTTTATCAGGCAATGGAGAAAATCGCACAGGATAAGGCAAAGACAAACGCGGCAAAGAACCGTGAATTGAAACAGGAAATTGAAATCCACAGCAGTACGATTTCGCAGCTTGGAAATCCTGATGAAGCTCTTGCAGCGTGTCAGGCGGAACTGGCAGGGTACGAGAGAAGCTTGCAGGCGAAGATAGCAGAAAGGGATCATCAGAAACTTATCCTTGCAAATCAGCAGGCAGCCGCAGAAAGGCGGACAAAGCTGTTGGCATCTATTACTACTCTGCAGAGCAAAAAGGCGGCGACAGAGCAGAACAGGGATGTTCAACAGGCAATTATCAAGAGTAGCACTGAATTTTTGGACGGCAGGAATGAAATCATGGAAAAGGTTGCGGAGTACAACTCCATGGTGGAAAAGGAAAAAACGCTTGCGGCAGAAACGGCGCTGTATTTATCCAAAAAAAACGAGGCAGAAGAACTTGCGCGGCAGGCTGAAACCGAACGGCTGAACATTGACGGATACGCTGCAAAAATAAAACAGAAGGAATATGAACTTATACTGGCGCAGCCGACAGAACAGGCTTCCGTTATCAGGGAAAAAGCGGCAGAATATGAACGGAAAAAAGCAGAACTGGAGGAGTTGCAGGAAAAAGCGGTTGCGTATCAGCAGGCAAAGACGGAACATTCCGTTGCTGTGTTCCACCATGATGAAACGGCAGGGAAATTTGATACGGAAAGAAAGTCTTTGGATGAGCAGAAAAAGGTCCTTGAGAAGAAAGTGGAAATCCTGGGCGAATCCGGATGCGTCGACATTGACAATGCACACTGCCGCTTTTTGCAGGATGCCATTGAAGCAAGGGAAAAGCTAGCAAGGTTTGACGTGTTGTATGCGGATATCGCGGCACGGCGTGACTGCGAGCTTGCAAAATCGAAGCAGGTCGTTGACAAAAAATATGCGGAAATGCATGCGGTAGGTTTTGATGCGGCGGCGCTTACCGTTCTTCAGACCGAATGCGCGGCACTGTTCCCGTATGCTTCGCAGCTTGAGACCATTAAGCAGAGGGAAAGTAAAATTGTCCTGCTGAAAGCAGATATTGAAAATTTACGGGTAAATATGCTTGAGGTGGAAACAAGGCTTGCAGCGGTAAGGCAGAGAGCCGACGCGGCGGCCCAGGAGCGTGACGGATACGCAAAATCCTTTGAGGAACACACAGAGGTGGAAAGTTTCATACTGATGTTGAAACCCTGGCTTGAAAAGGAAAAGCAACTGTCAGTGGAGGAAGTACGCAGGACAGGCGCGTTGGACAGGGTATCGGAACTTTCGGCAGAGATTGAAGACCTTGACAGGGAGATTGCGGAAAAGCAGACGGAAATAGGGAAGGAAGAAGTTGCCATGTGCGGCATTGAGGAACTGACGGGTGCCGTTGCAAAAATGAATGCGGAAGTGGATGCGGTCAGTGCACTGGTGCGGGAACAGCAGATGAAGCTTGGGGCACTGCGTCAGAAGTCGGAGCAGGCTGCCAGTCTGAAACAACAGATTGCGGCATTGAACGAACGGCAGACGGAATATGCAAAAGAGGCATCGGATTATGAAATCTTAAAGACAGCTTTCAGTCAGAACGGCGTTCCGCATCAGATTATCCGGTCCATTATTCCGCAGCTGGGTGCCACATCCAATACTATTCTCGGACAGATGACGGGCGGGAAAATGGGCGTGGATTTCCGGCTGGAAAAGTTACAGAAAAACGGCAGGGAAAAAACGTCGCTTGACATTTTCATAGAGGAAAACGGGAAACCGGCGCTGCCATATCTGTCAAAGTCAGGCGGGGAAAAAGTAAAATCGTCGCTTTCCGTAATCCTGGCACTGGCGGAACTGAAATCATCGTCGGCAGGAATCCAGCTCGGAATGCTTTTCATTGACGAACCACCGTTCCTTGATTCGGACGGTGTTGAGGCGTACTGTGACGCACTGGAAACCATTCAGGGAAGGTACCGCAATATCAAGATTATGGCAATCACGCATGACCCCACCATGAAAGCGCGTTTTCCGCAGAATATTGACGTGGTGAAGACGGAAAACGGCAGCAGGGTGGTTTACTAAAAAATATGCCAAAGGCTGGTTCTTTTGGCGGAAGGAAGTGATTAGTTGGCAAAGAAATATTTCTGGCTGAAACTGAAAGAGGATTTTTTTGATGATGATGCCATTAACTGGCTTGAGGAACAGCCGAAGGGAAAAGAGTATGCACTCTTTTATTTGAAATTATGCTTAAAATCCTTAAAAACGGACGGGATACTGATTCGGACGGTAGGGACAATGTTAGTGCCATACGACATGAAAAAACTGTCTGAGATAACCAAAACGGAATTTGATACGGTTGTTGTGGCAATGGAACTTTTAAAGAACATCGGACTGGTGGAAATTTTGGAAAACGGGGAGATTTTTCTGCCGGGTTTACATCAGATGGTAGGTTCCGAAACCAAGTGGGCAAGGTATAAAAGAAAAGATAACATATTGGAAAATTTCCAAGAAAATTCCAACAATAGTAAATTGGAAAATTTCCAAGAGGCTTCCAATGATAGTAAATTGGAAAATTTCCAAGAGGCTTCCAATGATGTTCCAAAAAAAGTCCAAACAGAGAATAGAGATAGAGATAAAGAGATAGATAATAATATTATTGTTGCGCCTGCGGGCAACGGACCAAATGATACCCCTGATGACATACAGGAGAAATATCCAATCGGCGACTTTGAATATCAGTGTGTGGATATACTGATCCGGTCATGTGTGGCGGTATTCCCAAACTCAAAAGTACCGAAAACGGAGGCGGAGAAACGAAAATGGGCTGTGGAAATTGAACGGATGAAGCGTTTGGATGGGAGGATTGAGTCGGACATCGTTGAAGCACTTACATACGCGACCACGGACGGGTTTTGGAAGTCCAATATCCGCAGCACGAAGAAGTTCAGGGAAAAATTCGAGACGCTGATTGTCCAAAGCAGGGGCAGGCAGGGGAAAAACATCAGGGCTAACTGCTTCAATCAGTTTCCGCAGAATAATTATGATATGCAGGCAATTGAACGTGAACTATTAGCGAACGGCGGTGATGTGGAATGAAAAGAAGTGAAGTGATACAGGGCACGGAAAAGGAATTCATGGAGGTTTTCAGGCAGCTCTGCCATTCCCGGAGCGCGTGGCAGGTATGGGCGGATCTGATAAGCGCGATAGCCTGTTCCCTGAGTAATGCGGTGGACCGGACGGCAGGACATTACGGGCAGCGGGAGAAGGAATATGCGCAGTGCATACAACGCCTCGGTTCGGTTGAGGCAGTTGCAAGGATACTCGCGATTATCGTCGTTGCCTTGGAAAATAAGTCGGAGCAGGATTTCCTCGGAAAGATGTACATGAACCTGAACCTGTCAAACCATTGGCGGGGACAGTTTTTTACACCGTACGATTTGTGCAGAATGATGTCACGGGTTACCGTGGGCGGAGCCGAAAGGAAGATAGCGGAGCAGGGATACATATCCGTCTGTGATCCGGCATGCGGGGCGGGCGCGACACTGATTGCGGCTGCGAATACCATGAAAAACACAAGATATAATTTTCAGAACCACGTGCTTTTTGTAGGGCAGGATGTGGACAGGGTGGCGGGAATGATGTGCTACATACAGATGTCGCTGCTTGGATGCGCAGGATATGTCTGCATAGGGAATACATTAACAAATCCGCTGACCGGACATGTACTGTTTCCCCATGAGAATGAAGGACAGGAACTTTGGTACATGCCAATGTTTCAATCGGGTGTATGGCAGTGGAGGCGGGCGTTTAAACTGTTGGAAAGTATGAGTGGAACCGAAACCACCGAAAAAACAGTGGAAAAAGAGCACTTTTATGTATTTTTCGATTTTGACAAAAAGGAGGTCAACTATGGAAACGAAAGGGTTTAGCGGAAATGAGATTTCCAAACGGGACAAAGAAGCTTTGCAGTCTGAAACATGGCAAAAGACCAGGGAGGCAATGAAAACAGAGGTTCAACACTTTACCTACGCGCCCGAGATTCAGCATTTTGCGACGGTAAAAGTAAATAAAAATGATAATGTTTATGGTGTTGTATGGGGAAATCTGGTCAGGGAATATCTGAAAACCGCATATTCCAAAGAAGACAAGCAGGCTGATGTTGTGTCGGACGGTATAACATATAAAATTCTGAAACGCAGGGAAGTGACGGTTTTTTACGATGCGGACGAAAATACGCTTTTCGATGTGGAGAATAAGAGGCTTGAAAAGGAATATGAGTATGTCATGCAGGAAGATAAAGCGACTGTTGGATCAGAGAAGAGAATTGTCAATGCAGCTGAAGCTGAGGAGAAAAGTGCAGATTTGGAAAAGAAAGATGCGGATAAGGAAACTGGAGAAAATCAGGAAGAAAAATCAGAAGGGAAATCCGAAAGTGATGTACCGGCTGACAATATAGAAGTTCCTGATCCGGTATCCGTAAAGCAAATGGCGAAGGAAAAACTGGAAAAAGAGTTGAAAGCTGATAAGGATAAAACCTTTGCAGAACCTGTTATTGGATATTTGCTCAAACGCTGCGAAGATGATTTGGGACTTGCTCAGGATGTGATACAGGAGCATAAGACATGGGAAAAGTGCCTTGATTATATATATTGCAATGCAGAAAAGCAGGCTATTCATAAAAAGGCGGTTGTGCGCAGTGACATCGTATATGAATGGGCTGAGGATTACTATCGCAAAGACGATAAGGTGGAAGAGGAAAGGAAAGCCAAAGAAGCCGAAAGGCTCAGGAAAGAACGGATTGAGAGGGCTAAAAAAGTAAAATCCATGCAAAATAATTCGAAAGCGGTAACACCAAAGGAAAAATCAAATGAAGCGGCAACGCCAAAGGAAAAACCAAAAAGGAATAACATGGAAATTGAAGGGCAGCTTGACATGTTTTCACTAATGGGAATATAGGGGGCGGTGCAAATGATAAAAAAAGAATTAAGGGCAGTACCGGTTCCAAAGGCGGATATCCCAAGAATCCATGCGATGGCAGCAGAAAATGATAATATCCGTGGTGTTATCGCATCACAAAAGAAAAAGGTTGGCACAGAAGAAACGCTGATACTGAATGTGTATCAGGTAAGCGGAAAAAACAAGCAGGACATATCACTGTTATTCAGGGTATTCTGCCAAAAGGACGATTATATTACGCTTGAAACGGACTGCAATAAGTGGAGGACAGGAGCGTTATTACATCTGGTATGCAGGGACAGCGGCTGGAGTGAATACTGGTGGAATTATAATCAGTTGGAGTTCCTGACGGACAGGGATGCAAAAAGGGTTGAAAGCACGCTCCGAAAATGGAACCGCAATAACAGTGATAATGGGGAGAGGGTTGCGTTTACGCTCCTTGACCAGTACCAGCAGAATGTAAAAAAAGCTCGGATGATGAAGAGGCATAAAAAAGAAACAGACATCATTGATACTGACATGGAAAAGTTCGGGAAGCTGCCGGATGATTATCAGGATTTTATAGAGGAAACCGTGTTCAGCGATGACAATTACATTTTTTATGATACCAAGAAAAAGAGGGCTTTCTGTACCAGCTGCAAAAAAACATTCCTTTTGAAGGGCAGGCATCTTCGGCATGAAACGATAGGAATTTGGAATAACAGGAATGATGTGAAACACAACAGGACGGTCTGCTGTCCGTACTGCAATAAATTCCTCTTGGCAAAAAGTGAGGGGATGGGCAGGCAGGGCTTAATATCGGTGAAATGGAGCGTACTGGTCCAGCCATGTAACGAAGAAGTGCTGACAAGGTATTTCTGCCATATAAAGGATTTCAGTCCTGATTTCCATAATCCCAGAATAACTACCAGTGAGGGATACCGGACAGTACACCGTGCTGACAGGTCAACGGATTATATGTGGGCGAAGTACAGGACAACAGAAAACATACGGTGGTGCTATTACAGGGACAGGGGTTCCTCATGGTGTACTCCGGCAGAAACAGTCGCGCCAAGGAGCGTGGTAATGTACAACACGAACCTGCAGGAGGCGGTTGCTGGCACATGCATGAAATACAGTGTCCCGGATATTTTCATTGGAAATACTGAATGTGAACGCTATTTTGATTCACCGTGGTTTATTGATAAATATTTCAATTCATACAGGAAATATCCGTTCATAGAGCAGCTCCTGAAAGTCGGGTTCTATAAAATGACAATGGAATTTCTTGATAAAGGATATAGTAACGTAAATCTGAACCACGGGCAGAATAGCATTCTTGGAACGCTTGGCATTAACAGGAACCAGTTCAACATGCTCCGGAGGGTTGGAAATCCGGGAATGAGGGATTTGGCGGTATTAAGATACAAACCGGATCTAAAATGGGATGAATTTGAGGATTTACGCTACATAAAAGATGACAGGTATGCAAATTATTATGAAAAATATATAGATTTAATGAGATATACCACTCTGCATAAATTACGCAGGTATATCGACAGGAACAGGATAACGTATGCACAGGATTATTTTGACTATACGAAATGGATTGAGGAAATGGGTTATGATATGCGGAATGAGTTTAATCTGTTTCCGACGAATTTCAACAGAGTCCATGATGAAATGTCCAGACAGTATATGAGGTTTAAGGAAAAACAGGCAAAAGAAGATGCAGAACGGTTCAACCGGATCCTTAGAAAAATGAAAAAAGAAACTATGGAAATAGAGGCTATGAACCTTGATGTCGACGGACTGTTTGTCAGACTGCCAAATAAACTGGAAGAGCTAAAGGAAGAAGGCGAGACACTTCATCATTGTGTCGGTACATTCATGGAAAAGGTAAGCAAAGGTGAAACAATGATTTTCTTTATCCGTAAAAAAGCGGATCCGGAGAAACCATATTATACACTGGAATGGAAGGGCAGGGTTGTCCAATGCAGAGGCAGTCATAATTGTGATATGACACCGGAAGTTAAGGCATTTGTTGAAATATTCCAAATGAAGATGCTGGAGTATGGAAATGCATCAAAGAAACAAAGAAGGGCGGGATAAGAATGTTTAGGAATATGGCAAGAAGACCAATAGAAAAAACGGAGACCTATCTGAAATACGGGTTTGTCATTACGGAGCACAAATTCCATTACTGTCCGAAATGCAAAAGTGTGCTGAATGCGGGACCAAACCATACACCTAATTATTGCAGCAGATGTGGACAAAAAATCAATTTTTCAGGCGTTGTGTGGACAAAGGACAGGGAACTCGGATTTGGCTGAAAGGAGAAAGTTATATGAACAGGTCTAAGATCGAATGGTGCGATCATACATGGAATCCTGTTACGGGATGCAGGCACGGCTGCCCGTATTGCTATGCGCGCCGGCTGACCGTCAGGTTTGCGGGTGATGTAAGGCTGAATAAAATGGCGAAAAAGGATTACGGCATGGTTCCGGCAGCGGACGGAGGCGAAAATTTGTATGTATTGGACGTCCCGATGCTGAATGAAACAGAAAATCCGTTGGTGTATCCGTTTGAATTTGAACCGACGCTGCACAGATACCGAATGGGTATTCCCGGAAAACTGAAAATGGGGAATAACATTTTTGTCGGCGCCATGTCGGACATGTTTGGAAAGTGGGTACCGGATGACTGGATTAGGGATATATTTGACGTATGCCGGAAATATCCGATACATAATTATTTGTTTTTAACTAAAAATCCTGACAGGTATATTGAGCTGTTTCTGAAAGAGCAGCTTCCGGAAAGCAGAAATATGTGGTACGGGGTGACGGTCACGGATTCCCGGCAGGCGCATACGGCGGAAGCAACACTGCAGGATTTACCCTGTACCGCGCATGCCTTCCTAAGCATTGAACCGCTTTTGGAGGATATTTCGGATGACGAAAGCATGAAAATTGTAATCGGAAATTTTACGGACTGGGTAATTATCGGTGCGGAAACTGGAAACAGAAAAAACAGGGCTGTCCCCCAAAAAGAATGGGTGGGGAATATTGTCAGATTGTGTGATGAAATGGGAGTGCCTGTATTTATGAAAAACAGCCTGATTCCCATTGTGGGCGAAGGAAACATGCGCAGGGACTTCCCAGAAGTGCTCCGGCATTCAGAGATAAGTCCGAAAATGAAAAAGAAACTGTATGACGTGTGTGCGGAGTGCAAGGTATACATGAAAAAAAGCGACATGATTACCCTGCTTGCAAGGTCCGAACGGGGTGAGCAGCCGAAACAGTTTGGATTCATGTGCCATGACTGTTTTAAGGAATTTTGTGGCAATTACGGGCTGGACGTACCAAAACTGGCGAAAAATATTGGGGCTGTTTCCTGCGGCAATGATGTCTGAATGGAACAGGAACAAAGAGGGTTATGCGGACCATACTGCGGGAATTGCGGTACGGAATGTGTCAAGGGAAGAAAGGAAGGGCACTATGGCAAAAAGAAGAAGCTGCAGACGCACGACGGATGAGAACATTATCCATGAAAAAGCCGTGAAAATGCGGAAAATGACGGATGAACAGCTGGTGCATTATGTTGAGGACAGGGTGGAAAAGGCGAGGAGTGAGGGATTCAACCGTGGAAAAGAGCAGGCGCGGAAACCGGTTCACGTAAGTATTTCGGATATTCTCATGGAAATTGGGAATATCCGCGGTATCGGTGTCTCGAAGCTGATTGATATTGGCGCAGTACTTAGTAAATATTTGGAGGTTGATGAGTGATGAAGATACAAAAAACGGAGCTTGCGGCAAAACTGAATAAAATCAAAGGGGTTGTACCAAAGAAAGGGACAAACGCAGTCTTACATAATGTTTTGGTAAAGGATGGATATCTGATTGCCAGTGACATGGCCATGACGGTTAAGGCAAAGCTGGCGGGAGATGGGCAGGAAACCTTCCTTATTCCGGAAAGGGCATTTGACCTGATTGAAAACCTTCCCAAGGGAGAAGTGGAGTTTTCGGCGGGGCGGGATAATACCATAGAAATCAGGGCGGATAAGATAAAAAACAGTTATGATACGATGGATCCCCTGATGTTTCCCAAAATAAATGATTTGGAGGAAGGAGAGGAGCTGACGGTAGATGCGACGGTTTTACTGGAATCCATAAAAAGAGTTGCATATGCGATACCGGCGCAGGCAACAAACAGTATCCTTACGGCAATGTATCTGTGCGCTGAGGACGGACAACTGAATTTTGTCGGAACGGATGCACATGTACTTGCATGGGACACAGTGGCATTTGACGGAAATTTCAAACTGCTGATACCCAAAAACACGGTGGACAAGCTGAAATCGCTCGGATTATCCGGTGAGGTGCAGATCAGGCACAATAAGTCACAGGCAGTTTTTATTACAAATGAATATGAAATATATACAAGGCTCATTGAAGGGGAATACCTAAGGTATCAGGGTATGTTCAGAGAGCTCCCCATACATACGGTCGCATCAAGGGCAGGTTTACTGGATGCCATGACAAGGGCAAAGATGTGTACGGAGGAACGTTCCCCAGTCAGGTTTGACCTGCAGGGGGAACGGCTGGACCTGAGCATTAAGGACAGGACCACCGATTACCACGAAACGGTTGACCTGCAGGAATGCCTTTCAGAGCCCCTGACAATCGGTTTTGATGCGAAACTGGTACTGGAAACCTTAAAGGCTTTTGAATGTGACAATGTAGGTATTTCCTTTGACAGTCCCAAAATGCCAATGATTATCGAGGCGGAAGACAGTGACTTTAAGGTAATCGTACTGCCGGTTGTACTTAACTAAGCGCTTTTGGGTAAAGATTTATATATCACACAGTAACACGTTTACTATTTTTGGCGGTCTTACGACCGCCGGAAAGGAGATGAAAATGGACCATGTTTTCATGATGGTAACAAAGGACAAATATGAGTTACCAGTAGCGGTAGCAGATACGAGAAATGAATTAGGGAAAATACTTGGAGTCAGTCCGGTTACAATAGCCAACAGCATTACAAGGGCAAGAAATAACGGTCAAAAAAGCCAATATATGCGTGTGGATTTTACTGATAGTGATATGGATTAAAAGGAGTAATGGTTAATGAAAGCAATATTGAAATATCTGGGAAGCAAGTGGTCACTGGAAGACTGGATTGTCAGTTTTTTCCCAAAGCACCACAGCTACTTGGAACCGTTCTTTGGGAGTGGCGCGGTCCTTTTTAACAAGCCTCGTTCGAACATTGAAACCGTCAATGATTTGGACAGCAATGTGGTGAACCTGTTTGAATGCATCAGGGAAGAGCCCCGAAAGCTTGCCCAAATGATATATCTGACACCATATTCAAGGCAAGTATATGAGAGCGCATATGCGGAGCTGCCGAATGATAAGTTTGAAGCTGCCTTGAACTTTTACATAAGGCTTAATATGGGACATGGTTTCCGCACAAATGGAGAAAAAGTCGGGTGGAAAAATGATGTACAGGGCAGGGAACGGTTGTATGCATCATGGGACTGGTGCAGTCTTCCGGAAAAAATTATGCAGGCAGCAGAACGTCTTCGGGGAGTGCAGATTGAAAACAGACCTGCATTGGATTTGATAAGTCGCTTTAATTACGAAAATGTTTTGATATACTGTGATCCGCCGTATCTTTTGAAAACGCGGCATGGAAAACAGTACCGGTGTGAAATGGATGATGACGAGCATGAAATGCTGCTCCGGCTATTGCTCCGGCATAAGGGACCTGTGCTGATAAGTGGTTATGATACGGAATTGTATCAGGATATGCTTGGAAACTGGAAAAGATACGAAGCTACATCATATTCTCAGGTCTGTTGCAAGAAGAAGGAAGTGCTTTGGATGAATTATGAACCTATGGGAAGGCAGATGGAATTTGCGGATTATGGAGGTGCGATATGAAGAAATGTCCGAAATGTGGCAGGGAAGTTAAACGGCTGTTGGCATTATCGAGAACTGATAATAAAACCATGATTTGTGATGAATGTGGAACTATGGAGGCGTTGGACAGTTTGACTCATAGGGGGTTATCGCCACAGGAGCGTACGAAAATTGCAGTGGAAGCGACAGGAAACAGGTGGGCAGTGGAAAACTTTAATGCTACATACTATTAGAGGATAGTAATCGTGAAAGGACAAATGGATTTATACGATTTTATGAAAAAACCGCAAGTGCAGCAGACAGAAAAAAAGTACAAAATATCTAAGCAGCTTCTGTACGAGCTCGATAATCCTGTAATAGAATGTGTAAATTGTGTATGTCATTACTGTGTGAATAATGTTGAAGAGTTGTGGCATACGGTCAGACCGGATGAGGTAATTGAATCTTGTTTCAACTGCGATGAATGCTATGAGTATACTAGAGATTGCAGGCATCGGGGAATGATAAAAGAGCACTGCGATAAGTTTGTCCTATCAGATTATGGGGCGGAACAGAACAGGAAGAAGATAAAAACGATCCAAAGGAATACGACATGAAATGGAAACAGGTAGGGGTATTAGAAAGGATTAAAAATATGACAAAATGGCAGATTTTTTGGACAGTAGCGACACTATTGGCATCAATTACAGCTATAGGGGCTGTAGACGGTTAAAACTTTTTAGCGAAAAACCAGGGAAAGATGCATTTACGGAGGTATAAAGATGACAGATGCGGAGGAAACAAAACGGCAGAAGGCAAGGCTGATGAGGTATAAAAAACCGATAGTAAAAGATTTAAACTTACAGACCATCCGTGACAGGTTATACGATATACGGGAGGAATGCGAAAGCGTCCACTGGTATGTTGACACGGATGATGAAACATTGGTGAACGCTTTGGACGGAAATGAGGACGAGGCATATGAATTCAAAATGATGTTTAGCGATTTATGCGCTGAGTGTGAAAGAATGTATTGTGATTTGAATCAGGAATGGATGCCGGACTGTTTTGATAGCTTTTTCGTGGGAATTGGGGCAGGCGAGGACTTTGGAGGGCTTTTGGGATACGATTCCTATGAGCAGGATTATTTTGGACTGTCATGTACGGACGCATTCGCGGAAGATGAAAGCAGAAAATCGCTTAAACGTCTCACAAAAGATGAACTGATAGCCGCATCAAGACAGTGCTTCCGGATATACCAGTCGTTTGTGGCGCTGATATACCGGTACGACTGCCTGAAAGCGGCGATGGATATCCTGAAAGATGGAAATATCGGATACATACAGATGGTCAGACAGATCGGGGAAACATACGAAAAAGCTGACAGGGAATCGAATGGATTCCGCTATGATTTCGTGAAGGAAGTAAAAGAACTGGACAGGCTTATAAGCAACATGCCGCAGGAGGCATGGATACAGTAAGGGGGAAATTATGGCTCATAAGGAAAGGAATTGTGTTTATTGGTGCTGTAGTAGGAACGGAGGAACAACTTGTTGGGACTGGGGAAACAAGTATGCAGGAAAGGGTTGTCCGAATGATGACCGCTGCGAAAAGTACCGGACCTGCGAAAACTGTAATGGTGTAATGGGAAAGTGTCAGACGTACCAAAAAGTGAAACGGGGTGAACTATAGATGAATGAAAACAATCAACTGTATTTTTTCTCTCAGTTCCTTAATGAGGCGGAGAAGGAAATGTCCGAAAATGCAGAAAGAAATTAGGGCAAAAAGAAACGACGGATGATATCGGAGCAGATGTTGATGTTATCACGTTAGCTATAAAACGTGGGAGGAATAAGAAAAGCGAAAGTAAAAACAAAGGGGAAAGCCATGATGAAGATTGTAAAACCAAGAATGAGTAGCTATGTGGACAGGGGCAATGAATTGATTAAAAAGGATAAAACAAATGAAGCGATGCAGCTTGTGTCGAAAGGGCTGCAATATTATTCAGAACGGATTATTGACGCAATATCACCATATGCAAAGGCAGATGCCGGATTGATTGTCTTGGTTCTCCGGCACATTGCTGATGAAGTGGAACGAAATAATCCGGGAGCAAAGGAACTGTCCGAGGGAATGAAAAAATGTGTCAATATGCCTCCTCTTGTAGAGATTGAAAAAGTCAAGAAAGCGAACAAAAGATAGGTTTAGGGTGATTGGAGAGGAAAATATGGAGAGATTGACATTATCAAATAATAAAATTCATACAGATGTTGGGATCTGGATATTGAAAAATGGAAATTCAAAAGAATTGATTTCTGATGATTGTGATGAATACGAATATTTTAAAAAGCTGGCAGAATACGATGACTTAGATGAACAAAACAGACTGATGAAACTGCCTTGTGCTGTGGGAGATACGGTTTGGGATATTGATTTTGGCAGACCATGCAGTTATGAGGTTACGGGATTTTCTTTCGGAATTATGAATGATGATGACTGGGAAGAAGAAAGGGTTTTAGACCAAGTTGTTGTTTACTATACAAATTCAAACGGAAGTATTACGGGAACTTTTGCAGTAAGCGAAATCGGTAAAACAGTTTTCCCCACCAAAGAATCAGCCGAAGCCGCATTGAAAGAATTATGAACATCACAGGGTAAAAGTGAAATGATAGGTGATCTAGCCAAACTGATAGATAAATTTGATAATGATAGAATAAAGGGGCTGACAGATTTTGAACAGGTTCAGATTTTTAATGCCTTGAAAGATTTGGAGATGTATCAGAAAACCGGCACCATTTCTGAATTTATGGAACTAAAATGTATTCGGGAAGCTCAAGCTAAAAGGAAGAGAGGTTGACAGGATGAAGGAAAACCCAGCAAATTCATTGATTGGAGCAACAGAAAATCCGGCAAACGGAATAAAAAGCCTTATGTGGGGATTTCTTATGGATAAAGGGCAGCAGGCAGATATTCAGTCTTTAAAAGAATATGTTTACGATTTGATTCAGATGACCACGCAGAAATCAGCAGGGCAAAACAAGAAATTTCAGGCAAAAGGGCATATTGACTGGAAAGAGCTTGACATGACGATAATGAGCATTGTCATTGAAGCTACAGCATTGGTTCTGTCAGGAAGACTAGATGAACTGGAGAAAACTAAGGGGGATTGTGATGGATAGAAAAAAGACAACGGAGTTTCTTGGAAGCTTGCTTGCTTCAGACAGGCTTTCGGGGGCGGGGAAATATTGGGCGAAAGAGGTAAGCATCGACCCGTGGGCGGCCAAAGGAACACCTAAGAGGGTTGACTATATGCAATTCGTTCCGGATAGACAGCTCTCTGTGTCGGACATAGAAAAAGGCATATTTGTCTGCTATGAAATCAAGAGCTGCAAACAAGATGTTTATAGCGGAAATGGATTAAATTTCCTCGGAGAGAAGAATTACATAGTAACAACGATGGAATGTTATAAGGACTTGTTGCAGGATTTTCGAGATGGAACGTTTGCAAGACATTTGCATGAAGCAGCGCCGGAATCGTCTTCGCATTTTGGAATAATGGTAGCAATACCTTTTATGTCTGAAATGACGGATGAATTTGAAAATCCGACCAAAATTGATTGCGAGAACGTACAGTGGAAACTGGCTGTCATACAAAAATGTGTTCCGGGACTGAGAAAAAGACCAATGACAGAATTATTGTTTTGTATGCTGCGAAGTGGGCATTAAAGGAGGAATGTGGAGTGATACGGCCTATTATATTTAATACGGAAATGGTAACAGCTATTTTGGAAGATAGAAAAACCGAAACAAGGCGCTTGATTAAATTTCCGAAAAATAACTATACAGGAGAGTTCCCTAAAGCTGACAATACAAAAGTGTATAAGAATACTATTTTTTCGAAAAAAATAAGTTTTTATGAAGAACCGCATTATTGCTTTGATATGAAGCCGCCTTTTTATCAAGATGATATTCTGTATGTCCGGGAAACATGGGCGTTTCAGTGCTGTATTGAGTGCATGAACACCCGTGAAGATGATTCCTGCATGTCCGGAAAAACGCCGACGGTTCATGAGGATAAGGATACCGTTTCTGAAGGCTGCTATATATACCGAGCAGCTCATCCGCATTCAAAGAGAGTCAATTGGCGTCCTTCAATTCATATGCCAAAGGAAGCAGCCCGTATTTGGCTGAAGGTAACGGAAGTCAGGGCGGAGAGGCTGAAGGATATTACACATGTGGACATTATTATGGAGGGAGTCATGCCGGAGTATCTTAATTCCCGCAGCGGGGAGAAGACAAGGGATGATTTTATCAGACTGTGGAATTCCACAGTAAAAAAATCAGAACTGGAAATCTGTGGGTGGGATGCCAATCCGTGGGTATGGGTTATCAATTTTGAAAGGATAGAAAAGCCGGAAGGATGGTGTATATGATATGCGTTAATTGTGGAAGAAAGCTGAAAAGCGCGATAAGCAGGGAGGCAGGGTATGGACCTGTGTGCTACAAAAGGATATTCGGCATAAGTATGAGGTACAGATGTCCCAATAATGCTTTGGAAACAGCCAACATTCCTTATCGCACATTACAGGGTCAGGTGACAATGGAAGAATATCTGCAGACGGTTTCAGAATAAAAGAGCAAAGGAGAGTGCTTCCGCAACCCTCCCAACAGACAATTATATTGTACCATAATTTGGGGCGAATTAAAATAGGGAGGGCGATAAAATGCGGGAAGCAGACGTAAAGAAAATCATGGCTTTAAGAAAAGCTGGTTGGACAACGGACAAAATTGCAGTGGATATGCATTTGGAGAAGGGCATTGTGGATAAGGCAATAGCTGATTATCAGGAGGAAAAATCTAAAAAATCAGGAACCGATCAGGAAGATAAACCGCAGGAACCGGTGAAGGAAGTATCTTTTATTTCCATTACTTCGGATCAGTTAAAAGATATTTACGAAAAAGCAGCAGCAATTGGGGCGAAAGAAGCGCTGAAAGCGTTCGAACAGGAACGAAAAAAGGAATATGGTATCAGGGCTGACCGCAGACTCCGGAATACAAAACTGCTTCTGCGGAATTACCATATGCTGAAGAAGCACGCGGAAAATTCGGTATTCGGCAGGACACAGATGGAAGAGTCGGCGTTGGAAATAATGGAATCAATGATGACAATGTATGATAACGAGGTTATTATCGAAAGCATAAAACGCAGCGCCACCAGGACAGCAGTAATTGTATCACATATAGAAACAATGTTTGGATTATATGCGGCTTACTGTGATAATTCCCCCAATCGGGAGGTTGAAGCGAGACGGTATGAAGTCATATGGGATATGTATATGGCGGACTGTGTCATGACTGCAAAGGAAATTGCGGAAAAACAGAACATATCTGTCAGAAGTGTATATGATGATATTAAAGCGGCTACAGAAAAAGTATCAGCGCTTATTTTTGGGGTGGACGGTTTGAACGTTCATTAAATCCCCCACCTGCAAAAAATATTCCTTGACTTTGCATTATAAAGGTGGCAAAATAGTATTTGTAAAATTCTAAATCAAACGTTGTGGGAAGTCTGTTGCAGCAGGCTTCCTTTTTATTGTCTACTATATTATTCCATTTTTCGACTTTATATGGTATACTATGAATAAAAAATGGAGGAATCGTACATGAGGTTTGGGGAAATTTATAGAAGGTGTAAAGATAATTATTTGGAAATAAACATTATATGTAATGATGTATTAGGTATGCTTGACAATTATGAGGAAAAGCTGAAAACAGCTGAAATTCTTGATACATATAATATGCAGCAAAACTTAAATAAAATTTTACAATCATTAAAAGTATGTATTGATGAAAGATTGGGAGATATAGAATATTTCAATACTTCAAGTAATGATCTTGCAAGAGTGATTATAAATGATAATTTAACATTAAAGCAAAAAGCGGATTCAGCTGGACGAATAAAGGGAAAAATAGACTGTATCATTCAATTGTATGAATCATTGGGACAAGAGGAGCAGGAAATAGGATTAGATATTAAAGTGCCGGAGACTGATGATATTACCGAGTTTAAAAAATATATAGATGGGTTAGAATTTGTTTTTACAAAATGCCCTTTTTTCCAAAGCAATGATGCGAGTCTAAAATTTAAAAGTGTAGATATTGGTTCAACATGGCTAATTATCGGTGTTGCCTGTGCTACTATAGCAGCTGGAAGTGTTCTGTTAAATAATATTGCTGCATTTATAGATAAGTGTATTGTAATAAAAAGTCATAAGCAGACCTACTTGATGCAAAGACAGCAGATTGAAAAATCAAATCGTGACCAAAAGATGAAAGAAGAAATAATTAAATATGTGGAAGAGACATATAAAATTAGTGTTGAAAACGCAATAGAAGATTTAGAGGAAACTACAGGATACCAACTACAAGATGGTGATGAGAGAGGCAGAGTTGAACAATCTTTTGAAAGATTAGAAAAATTGCTTGATAAAGGAATGCAAATATATACATCAATTGATTCGCCTCCTGAGACAAAGGCGTTATTTGAGCCGCTTGAAATGCATTATTTGTCAATTGCGGAGGGGTTGAAGCGGATAGAAAAGAAGCCGGATGATGGAGATAAGGAATAAAAGCACTGAAAATTGGTGTAATGATGATAAGAGGGATGACGAATGGAAGATGTAATAAAAGAGGATGATAATGAAACACGCGAGAAGGAATACAGGAAATTAAAACTCAGAGTAGAAGATCTGCATAAAAGAAAAAGTATGTATTCTTTGCTTTTTGGAATATTTGCGGCGATATTTACAGGCGTACTTTTTGCTTTATATGAAATGGCTTTATCCCAAATTACTGTTTTTAGGGCAATTTGTTATATTATAGTAGCAGTCATGATTGGAATACTCGTTGCAATTTACGCATATTTGATGTTTGAATTACAAGAAAACCAAATTCGTAGAAAAATGTTAGAGTATGAAGCAGAGGATATAAAAGAAGAAGTACAGGAAGATGTATTTGAAAATTCTATTAAGATGAGCTACAAATATCTTGACCAATATTACTTACAGACTAGAGAACAGGCGCAAAAGGGTTTTTTTGTAACAGCCTGTGTTTCTATTTTTGGAGCAGTATTACTTGGGATAGGAATTGTGGCAATGTTTTTTGAAAAGACGGAACCGTCATATGTTACCTGCGCTTCAGGAGTTATCACTGAATTTATAGCGGCTATATTTTTCTACTTATACAATAAGACTATTGTAAGTATGAGTAAATATCACAATAAATTGGTGTTATCGCAAAATATCTCGATTGCTTTAAAAGTGGCTGATACGCTACCTTCTGATGATAAGACAAAAAGCAAAAATAAAATTATTGAAGAATTATTGAAAGATATTAATTCATATCTGATAAAAAGTGACTCGGAAAATAGTAAGGAATGACATGAATGAGAAATAAATTATCTTGTTTGCATTTTAAAGTCAGAGACGGAGGGAAAAATGAAGAAACTTTTCAAAATTATAGTATCTATTGTTTTTGTGGGAATATTCTTATCAGGATGTGTAAAAAAGGAAACTATGAAAACAAATGATAATATTGAACAGGAAACAACAAGTGAGCAACCTGCAACGGAAGAAGGCATGGAAACACAGACTATGATGGAAGGGGAAGACGTTAATACTACGGAGGTAGATTTGCTAGATGAATTTGTGGAAGTCGCAACTTGGAACCTTTCGAATATACCTGACAGAGAGGGATTGATAACGGAAATATCTGATATTACAAACAGTATTGGTGTTACTGATATTAAAGATATAGTTTTAGGGAATATGTCAGGAGACAAAAACAGTGTTATGACAATAGATGGATATTGCGTGACGGATACAGAAAAACAATTAATCGTATCATGTAAATACAGGGCGCTTAATTTCATACCTAAGTGGATCACTATTGCTGTTGTAGATGTGGATACAGGAAATTATTATTATGCGTCTGACTACAGAAAATCTACAGTGGATTTTTATGACTATCAGACAGGAGAACAGCTTACGGAAGAAATTACCATTGCAGTTAATGAATCGGAGACACAGAGTGAAAAATACACAGAACTGATTTCAGATGAAACTATGACAGAAACAGAGACAAAAGAAATAGAAAAGCTGGAAGAAAAAAATGCTACAAACAATACAAAAGTCAGTGAATTGACCTATATGGATGAAAACATTGTGGATACAGCAATTGCAGACATGAAACAGTATGAATATATAAAAGATGTTTTCATAGAGGTGGATGAAGATAAAAAGGAAATTGATATTGTTGTGCAAATACCTTCTTCTACGGATATTGAAACGGCGAAAATGGCTGGAGAAGATGTTGCCCGATACCTTGCGGCAATGGCTAACTTCGCAAACAGTTATTATGAAATACCGGGCAGTGACAGCATTGGTGGTATTTATAATAAATATGATTTGGTGATATATGTTGATGACGGAAAAGGAAACTATAATATATATGGGGGCAAGGTTACTACTTCAAAGAAGATTACATGGAGATATTAATATTAGAGAAAAGAGAAGGTGAGAGCCTTCTCTTTTCTAGGAGAATAAAAAATAAACTTTTTTAATTGACTGTTGACTTTTGGGCTTCAAAAGTGAGGTGATTATATGAGTCCAAGAACAGGCAGACCAACTGACAATCCCAAAGGAGTTCCAATTCATGTAAGACTTGATAAGGAAAGCGAGGAAATACTAACAGCCTATTGTAATCAAGAAAAAGTTAGTAAAATGGAAGCGGCAAGGCGAGGGATTAAGAAGTTAAAGTCTGACATTAAAAAATAAGAGCAAGCGGATACTTTGGCGAGTGCGCTTACTCTTATTCTGCCACAGAGAAGTTTCCCTGCGTGAATATTGTAACATGCAAAGGGACTTCGTTCAAGAATATTTTTTGAAAGGAGTTTTTATTATGCAGAAAATCGAACAAACCTTGAGTTCATTAGAGGTAGCTGAGATGTTAGAGACAGAACACTGGAAACTGCTTAGAAAGTTAGAGGGAGATAAAAAATCTAAAGGAATTGTAACTGTTTTGGCTGACAACAATTTCGTGGTGAGTGATTTCTTTATTCCTAGCACGTACAAAGACAGTAGCGGCAAGGAAAATAAATGCTATCAAATCACAAAAAAGGGTTGTGAGTTCCTTGCAAACAAATTTACTGGCGAAAAAGGAGTTTTATTCACTGCCTGTTACATTAACCGTTTTCACGAAATGGAAAATGCACTGGAAACACAAATGCCTCCCGCTGCTCTCCAACAGTTCATGGAGTACCAGCAGAACCTCATGGAAGAAATGGTGAAAATGAACCGCTCCATCTCTGACAGGCTGCTTGCACTGGAAAACCGAAAAGAAGAGCCTCTTGGCATTACCGTAAATTCGGGGAACAAACCTTTTACGGTGGAGGAGAATGAAAACGCTGCCCGAAAGAAAAAACTGAACAGACTGGTCACGCAGATGGCAAAGGCGTACGGTTGGACTAGGAGCTTCACCCTTCATAGGCTGTATAAGACATTGGAAGAGGTTCTTAACATCAGCATGGATAATTACGTGGAAATGTACAGGGAGGAAGTGCAGGAAGACGTATGTGCCATTGATGCAGTCGTTGCATCGGAACGCCTGTATGCAACAGCTATCAGGCTTTGCAATAACACTCTGAGCAAGCTGAGTGTGGAGGTGCAGTCATGAGGGCGGCGAATTCTGCTTCTGCAATTGTTAATATCAGCGATTACAGGGGCAATGGGAAAAACCAATACAGAATAAGCCGAAAAACCAGCCATAAAGCAGACGCAAAAACGGAGAAGCTGCTTGAGAAGTTCCGCAGGCTCGGATACGAACAACAAAGACGTTTACTTTCATATACCAAAGGATATGTTTTAGATACGCTTGGCGAAGCTAATGTGTACACTATGGAGCAGGAATTTCGTTTCATCATGGAAATCGGTATGTCCGAGTACAGTCATGCGTTGAAAAATATAGACCGTAAAGCAGATAAGCTGTTGGAAGGGAAAAATTAAGGTAATTAAAAGTGCAGTATAAAGGAAGATTTAATGTTAAATCAATAAATATCCGTGAGAATTGAGATGGGGAGCATATGCTCCCCTTTTTGTGTTCCCACGGTTGCAAAAACGAATGGTAGAGGTGGTGATATGCCGAGGGCACCAAGCGAACAAATGATTAAAGCTGAAAAGCTGTTTTATGATGGCTTAACTATGGTGGAAATTGCAAAGCAGTTAGGCATTTCCGATAGTACTGTCCGTAGTTGGAAAAATAGGTACGGATGGGGTGACAAGTCAAAAAAAAACAACTGCAACGTTGCGAAAAAAGACGACAAGAAAACTGCAACGTTGCAGAAGAAAAAAAGAGGCGGTCAGCCTGGAAATCAAAATTCCAAGGGGGTGTCTAAAGGTAAGGGAAATCCAAATCCAAAGCCACCACCTGACATGACAAAGCATGGCGGATATGTTCCGGCATTTATGGATGCGTTGGATAAAGACGAACAGGAACTCGTATCAACGATTCCAAAAGATACCGAAACACAGCTTATGGAGCAGATACAGCTTTTTTCCATTCGGGAGAGGAGGGTACTGAAAGCAATCAATAAATATAGGGAACAAAAGGGTGATGTTTCGGTTGCTGATGTTACTAGGTTTGAGGATAAGAGGGCTTTCAGGAATAAAGAGGAGGAGGATGAATACGACAGGCGTCAAAAGATAAAGGTTGACAAGGGAGACATCCTTCCGGGTAAGTCCTATAGTATACAGACACATACAACCAATAAGGATATGGTTATAGCAAGACTGGAGCAGGAGCTTTCAACCATTCAGGGCAAAAAGACAAAAGCAATAGAAGCCTTGGCAAAATACAGGATGGAAAAAGCAAAACTGGAAAGTGAAAGCGCCGGTAATGAGGCTGTTGATGATTGGATTGCGGCGGTTATTGAGGAAGACGAGGGAGATGATGTAAGCATTGATGAATAAGAACTCGCGAGCATTAAGGAAACAGTTCTTCAAAAAAAGAATTCCGGTATATAGGAAAAACCCTGTCATATTCGCGAGGGAGGTACTATTATTTGAGCCGGATGAGTGGCAAAGGGCGGCACTGATGGATTTGGCGGAAAATCCGAAAGTGGCAATTAAATCCGGTCAGGGCGTCGGAAAAACAGGATTGGAAGCGGTGGCGCTGTTGTGGTTTCTGTGCTGCTTCCCGTATCCGAGGATTGTGGCAACTGCACCGACCAAACAGCAGCTCCATGATGTGCTGTGGTCCGAAGTCAGTAAATGGATGAGCAGGTCTCCTTTGCTCTCAGAAATCCTTAAATGGACTAAGACATATATCTACATGGTCGGCAATGAAAAGCGGTGGTTTGCGGTAGCGAGGACTGCCACAAAGCCGGAAAATATGCAGGGTTTCCACGAGGATAATATGCTTTTCATCGTTGACGAGGCTTCGGGCGTCGCTGATCCGATTATGGAGGCAATACTTGGTACGCTGTCCGGCGCAAACAACAAACTGCTTATGTGCGGAAACCCGACAAAGACATCGGGAACATTTTATGACGCCTTCCATGCTGACAGGGCAATGTATAAATATCATACAGTGTCAGCTGCGGACAGTAAGCGCACCAATAAGCAGAACATAGAAGCCCTTATCCGGAAATACGGGAGGGAAAGCAATGTGGTACTGGTCCGTGTGTTCGGGGAATTCCCGAATCAGGAAGACGATGTTTTTATTATGAGTTCCATTATTGACCAGTGCGGAAGCAAGATGTATGAATTGCCGGAAGACAGGGGTATGCCGTATATCATATTCGGCGTGGACGTCGCGCGGTTCGGTGATGACGAAAGTGTTATATACCGGAATGCCAAAGGAAAACTGAAGCTGGCGGTGCAGAGACGCGGACAGGATCTGATGGCAACTGTAGGGGATATTGTGGTCCAGTACAGGAAAGTGCTCAAGGAGTTTCCGGAATATAAAGGTCCTGTTTACGTCAATATTGATGATACGGGACTGGGCGGCGGGGTGACGGACCGGCTCAGGGAAGTAAAGCGGGAGCAGAAGCTGCACCGTCTGTTTGTGATACCAATCAATGCTGCCGAACGGATTGATACGGATACCAAAGACGGTAAGGAGGCAGCAGAACATTATAATAACATAACGACGCACATGTGGGCAGTTTTGCGTGAGCTGCTGGAAAATAAGGACATTGAGATAGCGGATGATGCGGATACATTTGCGCAACTGTCCGTCAGAAAATATTTCATGGCATCAAACGGAAAACTGGAGCTTGAAAGCAAAAAAGAAATGAAAAAACGCGGCGTAAGCTCTCCTGACAGGGCGGACGCGGCGGCGCTTTCCGTCTATCTCGGAAAAATCAAGAAATATACCGGAAGCGCGCCAAGTCAGCATGCATTGGACAGACTTGGAAAATCAAGCTATTGGAGGTGATAAAGCGGTGGCGAAAAACAGGGAAATCGGGCGCATAGGGCAACGGCGCTATGGTGGAACAATTTATGAGGAATTTTTACACGAGCTTCGCGGAAAGCGGGGGATAGAGGTCTACAGGGAGATGTCGGAAAACGATGATGTTGTAGGCGCCATTCTCTTTGCGATAGAGATGCTTATAAGGCAGTGTGACTGGAATGTCGAACCGGGAGGCGATACCGCAAAGGACCGGGAGGCGGCGGAGTTTGTGAAAAGCTGTATGGACGATATGCAGGACACATGGATTGATACCATATCCGAAATACTGTCGTTCCTTACATACGGGTGGAGCTTTCACGAGATTGTATACAAACGGCGCATGGGAAACACAAAGGATCCGAAGACTAAGAGCAAATATACCGATGGGCTGATTGGGTGGAAGAAGCTGCCGATAAGGGCACAGGAAACGCTTTACCGGTGGGAATATGATGAGGAGGACAACCTGCTTGGAATGACGCAGCAGCCGCCCCCGTATTTCTGTACATATACAATACCGATGGAAAAGGCGCTGCTGTTCCGTACAAAAAGCAGGAAAGGCAATCCGGAGGGCAGAAGCATACTGAGGAATGCATACCGTTCATGGTACTTTAAGCGCAGGATACAGGAGATTGAGGGCATCGGCATTGAGCGGGATTTGGCGGGACTACCTGTCATACATGGACCTGATGGTTTTGACCTGTGGGACGAAACCAATCCTGACAATGTGGAAACGAGAAAAGCATTGGAAGACATGGTCAGGAGCATACGCCGTGATGAAATGGAGGGGGTTGTCCTTCCGGCAGGTTATACCCTTGAGCTGCTTAGTTCAGGAGGGAGAAGGCAGTTTGACACGAATGCAATCATAAACCGCTATGATACACGGATTGCGATGACGGTACTGGCGGATTTTATTTTTTTGGGACATGATAAAACAGGCAGCTGGGCACTCAGCTCTGATAAAACGGAGCTGTTTGCAGTGGCGATCGGTGCATTCCTTGACATTATCTGCGAGACCCTCAACAGTCAGGGGATTCCGGCGCTGATTGACATTAATGGACAGCATTTTGCAGGCATTACGGAATATCCCAAAATGACACATGGAGATATAGAGGATGCCGACATAACAAAGGTTGCGTCGTTCATATGTGACATGACGGGAATCGGCGTTCTGATACCGGATGACGGTCTTGAGGATTATGTCCGTCGGGTGGGACATCTGCCGGAAAGAACTTACGGAAACACGGAAATCGACAGTATAAGGCAGAAGCAGCAGGAGCAGAACCAGCCGCCGGAGTCTGAAACGGTGGCTGGCAGCAAAACGGGTAAGGGAGATGATGAAATACCTGATGAAATTATGAAGAAGGCAGGAAAACGGCTGGGAAGGGGCGATTCTGATGGCAATACGTATCATACCGCCAAAGCGGGTAAAGAAGGCAAAGAGCCGTAACGGTCAGGAAGTCCTGCGCAGGCTTGGGGAATACCTTGAAAATGAATCTGATGAACCGGTGAAACTTCTGTGCGGGTTTTGGGAAGACCAGCAGAACGTCATTACATATCAGGAACTGCGCTCGGCTGTAATGGCGGGATACCTGAGCCTGGAAACACTGCAGCTGTGGCAGCAGGATTATTCGGTGCTGGTGGCAGGCAGGCTTAAAAGTATGTGGACGGCTGCGGCTGCGGCAGGTCCGTCAGGGCAGCCAGTACTTGACAATGTTTCCTTTAAATTTGATACGCAGGCGCCGGGAATACTGAACTGGATTGAGCAGAGGGGTGCGGAATTTGTCACGGCAAGCACGCAGGAGCAGAAAGATGCCATTGCGGCGCTCCTTACAAATAAAATGAGGGAAAAACACACGGTTGATGAACTCTCAAGGCTTATCCGTCCCTGCATCGGTCTCACGGAGAGGGACGCTAAGGCAGTTGCGCGGTTTTATGACAATATTGTTGATACAATGAAAAAAGAACACCCGCGGATGAAGCCCGAAAATATCAGGCAGAAAGCGCTTGATGCATCGGGAAAGTATGCCGAAAAAAAACACAGGGCGCGCGCCATGACGATTGCACAGACCGAAAGCGCATTTGCATATAACAGGGGGGCGGATGAAGGTGTAAGACAGGCGCAGGATCAGGGACTTCTCGGGAAAACAATAAAAAGGTGGAGCACTTCGGGAGATGATGGGGTATGTGATCAATGTGCGTCTTTGGAAGGTGTCGAGGTTGAAATGGATGCAGATTTCAATATTAAGGGACGTATCATATTTCAAGGTCAGCATATGCTGCCACCGGCGCATCCGCGGTGTGCATGTGCGGTTGAATACATAGAAATAGAACCTCCGAAAATGCCCCAAAGTGAACAGATGTATCAGGATAATGCAGACGGAAGCAGTTTTGATGATTCCGTGGACGCAGAGTATATCGGTTCCGTTAATCCGGAAAAATCATCCGAAGCAACCGTTTATTATGGTAATGAGATACGGGTAATGGAAACGGAGAACGCCGTGATCATTGATAAAAACGGAAACGTTTATCATGCGGAAGGAGGTAAAACGTCTGTCTGCTTTAAAGGAATAGATTTGGAAGGCGCGTATATTGTGCATAATCATCCGGATAAAAACGGGATCGTTTCATTTGGCGAGGATGATTTTGTGTTCATGAAGGAAAACAGTAATATTGCAGAACTGCAGGCAGTCAATAATTTTTATACATACAGTGCGGTTCCGCTGGCTAAAATCAAGGAAATATCGTATAATGAAATATACAGGGAAGCCCTCATAAGGGGCTTTGAAACGGGTGAGGATGATTTGCAGCATTTGGCGATGACGGTACTGGCGGAGAAAGGCGGTGTTGTGTATGGGAGAACTCCATTTAAGTGAAGCGGATCAGCTTGAATACGACTGTATTCTGAATGAATGGATGCAGAAGGTAAAGGAAATACCAGCATATGAACAGCGGAATCCCGGCAGGGCGCAGGGTACATATGTGCTTGACGGAGGCAGCAACGGACCGTATTCGGAGCTTGAAAAGATATACCGCCCAAAACTGGATGCAATAAAGGCAAGAGGGAGGAAGGGGAAGATGAAAAAATTCTCTGAACTGATTGAAAAGAGGGACGATGTCCTAAAGGGACGTTTCAAAATAACAAAATCCGATGATGACAGGCGTCTTGCTTTTGGGTGGGCAAGCGTTTCCATGCGTGTGGACGGCGAGCTGATTGAAGACTGGCAGAAAGACATCGTGGAGCCGGAGGAATTGGAAAACGCAGCCTATGAATTTGTGGAGCTGTACCGGGAAGGCGGTGAGATGCACGAGCGGGGCGGCGTTGCCGTACTGATTGAAAGCGTCGTGTTTACGGAAGAGAAAATGCAGGCTATGGGCATACCGGCGGGACTGCTTCCGGTCGGATGGTGGATTGGTTTCAAGGTTCTTGATGAAGACGTTTGGGAAAAGGTCAAAAACGGTACTTATCAGATGTTTTCAATTGAAGGTGAAGCCGAAAGGGTAACGGTAGTTTGAGAATGATGTAAATAAATACGGTAAATGATATGACAGGCATCCGGAAACGGGTGCCTTTTGTATTGTTATAAAATTTTAAGGAAAGGAGACGGAAGAATTGGCAACAAAACTGAAAAACCTTGCTGTAAGAAAAGTGGATTTTGTGGATGAGGGTGCAAATCCAGACGCGGACATCAAACTGTTTAAAAGAAAAGACCCAAACGGCGTTGGTGTGCAGTCCGGAGACGGGAATCGTTCGGGAAACGTGCTGAAAAAGCTTTTTGGATTTATTGGAAAGGCAGCAGGCATGGATCAGGGCGAAATTGACAGCGTGATGGAAGAAATACAGAAAGGCGATTCCATGAGTTTCAATGAGAAAATCAACGAAGTAAGAAACAGGAACATCGTTGATGAGATGTGGGACATCTGTTACGCGCTGCAGTCGTCCCTCTGTTCCATCCTGAATGATGAGGAACTGGACAGTGCAGGTATGGCGGCGGCAATGCAGGAGAGCCTTGACGAATTTTACGCGGTGGTAAAAGAGTCCATTGCAAAATGGTCCAACGGAAAGGCGGCGAGCATTGTAAGCAAGGGAGGTGAGGTATCGGAAACGGAACTGGAGGTTATGAAATCAGCGGTGCAAAAGCTGAATGAAATAATCAAAAAAGCAGATTCCGGTACTCACCCAATGGAGAAATCCAAAGAAAACGGACCAAACAACAATAACCTGAAAGGAGAAGAGGAAAAAATGGGACTGAAAATTGACAAGAGCAGAATGTCAGAAGAAGAGAGAGCTTTTTATGAAAGTATTGAAAAGCGTTACGGAACAGAGGAGGATGCGGCGCCGTCTGCCGGAAGCGAACAACAGGCATCCGTGAACGATACGGTATCTGATACGCCGACGGTAACAAAATCTGTCACTGCGGCAGCATATAATGCGCCGGTACTGCAGGAGGATGCGGACAGTATTTACAAAGGTCTGCATCCGGTGGTGAAAGCGGAGCTGGAGAGCTTAAAGAAGTTCAGGGAGGATTCGGAAGCCAAAGAGCTTGCCGAAGTTGCCAAAAAATACGCTATCATCGGCAAAAAGGAAGAGGAGCTTGTGCCGCTACTTAAAAATCTTAAAGCGGCAGGGGGAACAGCATACAATGACATGATTGCCGTGCTTGATCAGGCAGTGGATACCGTCGAGAAGTCAGGCGCGTTTTCCGAAATTGGAAAATCGGGACACGGCGGCATCGAAAACTCGGCGGAAGCAAAAGTAAGCAGTATTGCAAAGAAATACATGGAGGAAAATCCTGTGTTGAGCTATCAGGAGGCGGTAGCAAAAGCTTGGGAGAACAATCCGGATCTTATGGATGAGTATGATGAGCAGGAAGGATTTTAGGGAAGGGGGTAAGGACATTATGGCGAACAGGAATTTTAATGGGGTACAGATTAACCAAAGCGTTACGATTGTGGAACAGGCGGGTGAAAAGATTGGGGACTGCCGCAACAGGCTTATGGCTTATGATACCAACGGAAACGTAGTGTTGGCTGCGGACGGCACAAAACCGATTGTGGGCATTGCACTGATTGAATCCGGGCTTAACGATATTTCGGGAAGGGATTCAGGCATGGTCGAGGCGGGCGGCGATGTTGACATTCAGATTAAGGATATCGGCTATGTACTTGCAGGCGCGGAAATTTCCAAAGGCGCGGAGATTACGGCATGTGAGGGCGGTTTTGCGACACCTGCGCAGGCAGGGAATTATGTGGCAGGCATTGCGCTTGCGTCGGCAGAGGAAAATGATTACTGCAGGGTACAGATTGCCAAGTACCAAAAGGGCAGTGCCGCATCAAAATAAAAAGGAGGATGGAACAGATGAAAAGAACGGCAGCAAGCATTAAGGCAGACATTGCAAAAGGAGCATTCAGACCGCATACGGCGTTATCGAACGTAGCGTTGGCATATTATCAGAGCGACGCGAAGGCGTTTGCAAAGACGATTTTTCCGACATGTCCGGTAAACCTGTCGTCTGACAATTATTACGTTTTTGACAAGGAGGATTTACTGCGTGACAACTGGCGCAGGAAGCCTGCTTATGGAAAAGTCGATCCGGCAGTGCTGTCAGAGCATACGGAGAGCTACGCATGTCAGGTGGATCAGATGATTATGGGTGTTGACCGCATCAGACAGACAGACCTGACGCGCAGACAGGGACCAGCATCAAGGGATCCGAGGATACAGCGGACAAGGACCATGGCGGGGCAGGCGAGCATCCATCAGGATGTGCTGTTTGCAAAGCACTTTTTTAAGTCAGGGGTATGGGGACATGAGGAAAAAGGCGTGGATTCCACGACACCGACAACGGGGCAGTTTATCAAGTTCTCGAACGGAAATTCCGATCCTGTTGCGTTCATTGATGACAGAAAAACCGTCATGGAGGAGAACACGGGCAGGATGCCGAACAGGATTGCAATCGGCGTGAACGTATTCAATGCGTTAAAGAAGCACCCTGCAATCCTTGAACGGGTAAAATACGGCGGCTCGACAGCCAATCCGGCAACCGTTACGGAAAACGTGCTTGCACAGTTGTTCGGTATTGAACGACTGACCGTGCAGCGTTCCATTATGAATACGGCGGAGCTTGGGCAGGCTGCAAATATGAAGTATATCGGCGATCCGAATGGCTTTCTGCTTGCCTATGCAACGGATACACCCTCCATTGAAGAGCCTTCAGCAGGCTACATTTTTACTTGGGATATGCTTGGTGACGGCAATATTATGCCTATCCTAAATTACGACGGGGAACCGGGAACGCATTCCGAGTTTGTTGAAGGTCTTATGGCAACCGACATGAAGAAAACGGCGGATGATTTGGCAATGTATTTCTGCGAAGCCGTGTAAGGGGGGATTCTGATGATGCTGATTGCAAAGAAACCGTGCAGCTTCGGGGGACGGCAGTTTTTCATAGATGATGAGATACCAGCAGAGCTGGTCGCTGATCCGACGACACAGGTACGGTTTGGGATACTTGCTGTTATCAATACGGATGATAATGCAGAGGGCATGAAAGACGGAAAGGCGCACGATGAATATTCAGGCGTTTTTTACACGCAGGAGGAAGTTGATGTCATGGTATCCGAGGCTGTTGCGGCAGCAGTTTCGGAAATGGAGCAGAAACAGGAAGAACTGCAGCGGTCAATTGTGTTGTTGCAACAAACCAATCCGGAAATGTGTGATGGCATTATCACAATTGATATTAATGGAACATCTGACGGGGAAAATGAGCAGATGACCCCAGTTTTCGCAACACGGGAGGATGTTCAAAAAGTATTTGAGATAATGCAAATGAACGCCGATGAGGGTGTAAAAGTTGTTACGCATGTCATGAGTGAGAATGTGCTGATACTGCTGCACGCAGTGGACGGTCGGAAAACAATCAAGGATGCAGTAAAAAAACGCGCAGATATTCTGTTTATGTTTGATGAAAAGGCTGTTGTTCAGGCTGTATTCACAGACGTTAATACAGCCACAATCAGTAATGCAACCGTGGAAGTTAATGCAGCCGCCAATATGGAGGGAGCTGATGCTTAATGGCAAGAACATATACGTACGAACCCGAAAAAATTATTGAACTGGGTAAGGACCGTATGCGTTTTGAACTCGGTGACGTAATGGTGGAAGGAGGTTCTGATACAACGGCGTTGACAGACGAAGAGATACAGGCGGCAATTGATGCACATCCAAACAAATGGAAAAGAGCAAAGCTTTTGCTGCTTGAAAGTCTGTGCCGCCGTTTTGCTTATGAGGTTGACACGAAGACGGGTCCGCTGTCATTGAATATGCAGGAACGGGCTAAAATGTGGCGTACGGATTACGATAAACTGAAAAAGGAAGTGTCTGCAGAGTCGTGCAGAGTTCCGAGGTTTGGAGATGGAGCGCCGCAAAAGCCGCCGTATTTTTATGCGGGAATGCAGCGTAATGAAAGGGCGGGACAGGAATGATAAACGCAAGGATGATGTATGTGAGACCGGGAAATATGTTTAGGGAGTTTATCATTGAATGTAATAATCAGACTGTAACAAGTACGGGAAGGGTGGCAAACAGACATACCGGAGATGGTACGGTAACATTGAAAGGCTGCCTTGCGGAGGCATCCGATGTTGACAGAACGAATCACAGCCAAAAGGATCATATTGTTACCCACACGATTGTACAGGCAGGAAAACCAAAAGCCAAAAGGACTGACCGGCTTGTGTTGCAGGAACGCGTATTCTACATTGTTGATATTGATGATGCTGGTTCCCTTGGTATATCAACGGTATATTATGCGGAGGAAAGGCGGGATGTTAAATGAAGTTGTGGGCAGAGGGCGAAGAGGGCAGTATTGGCACTGCTATTCAGATGAAAGTATCGGAAGTGAAAGCTAACGTCAACCGTCAAGTTAAATCAAGAGCTGTTAGGGCAGTAAATGTTATGAGGACTGCCGAAAAACAAGTATTAAAAGGACAACGCAGCGGTCGGAAGTATAGAAAACCTTATACTGGAAGTAAAACAAAAGAGGAAAGAAAGAAGTCGGGGTATAAGCCGCGTATGTATACGGCATCAGCGCCGGGAGAAGCTCCAGCAAGACGTACAGGAACTCTGCGCCTGCATTGGAACGGCGATATGGAAACAAGAGATACTTCCAGCGGTATGGAAGTTATAGCCGTATTGGAAAGCGGCGAGAAATATGCGGCAATGTTGGAAAATGGAACGTCCAACATTGCACCAAGACCGTTCGTGGAAAAAATAAAGAAGAACGCTGAGCCGGAAATCCGCAAGATTTACGGTGAACCGTATACGTAGGAGGTATCAGTATGGCATTAATAACAGAAAAACCCGCAACATTTTTTGATACGGAGCAGATTAAGCGCGGACATTTGCTTTGGGGAAAACACCGTACATGGAATGAAGGCAGGTCAGGTTTTGTTACAGCAGTTACTAAAGACTGTCTGACGGTGCAGTACTATCCCGGAATCGGCAATGTGACCAACCATTTTATGATACCCATATCCGAAGCAGCTGACGGACAGTGGGAAATCCGTTGGTCTTATGATATGTCGCAAGGCTCGTTGAACCGGAGATTGATGCTGCCGCCTGTGTCACCACATGGCTTCCCACGTCAAACACCGCCATGACTATATCAAAGGTCTTGGAAAGCAGCATGACAGCGATACAAGCCTTAAATAAAAAACGGAAGAACAGGCTTGTATCAAAGTCATGCATATTGTTTTTGTCGATTACCATTGTTATCAGCTCATAGATCAGCACAAAACTGATTATCATGCCTGCTATGGGCACTACCACGTTCTCCGAAAGCGTCCGTATCATGCTGAATATGCCGGAGTTCCATGTGCTGGGTGTCTTGCTGACCTCCCCCGCAATCGTCCCGACCTTATCATTGACATCGGAGAACATGGTATCAAGGTTGCTAAGCACCCACCCCTGCAGCATCTCCTTTATGAAATCAGTGATTTTGTCTATGATGCCGCCCATTTATCTTATGAGAACAGGCTGGAAAGCTGTGGGATCACCGTCTGCGCCACAATGATAATGCCCCCTCCACTCATAAGCTGCTTCATGCCCTGCGATTTTGCTCATGTGAGATAAAGAAGTAAAAGAAGTGTAAAAAATTTTGCCGTTCCCTGTCCGGCTGACTGCCGGACGGGTCGGGCTTTAGTCGGGCAATTCTACCTTGCCGACAAAAGAGTAATAGATTTCGATTTCCTGTCTGCGGAGCTTCCCCCGGCGTTTCCCGTCAAGGGCTTCCGATTCGTGGATAACGATTTTCTCCACAAACTCCCGCAACAGGGTAGGGGTAAGTTCCTCAAAGCTGGTGTACTTGCGTACCACTTTCATAAACTTTTCAGCGTTTGCCGTGGCTTCCAGCGTCTTAGAAAGCTCGCTCTGCAAGGCGGCGGCTTTTTCTTTCAGTTCCTTTTGCTCGGCTTCGTAGTCTGCCGACAATTCCGTGAAACGCTCGTCCGATATGCGCCCGGTCACGCTGTCCTCATACAGCCGTTTGAAGATAGCGGAGAGTTCCGCAATCCGTTTTTCTGCCGCTTCCAGCTCTTTCTTCTTGGCGGCGTTCCGGCGTTTGCTCCCGTCCTCGGTCTGCTCGGTCAACAGCTTCATAAACCGGGCTTCATGCTTGGCGGCGTAGCTGGTGACTTTCCGTAGGTTCTCGGTCACTCCCTCGGTCAAAAGGTCGGTGCGGATAAAGTGTGCCGTACAGTCTGCCGTGCGCTTCTTGTAGCTGCCGCATATGTAACAGTCCTGTTTCCGCTTGTCCGTCTGATACCTCTGCTGGTACATGACGCTTCCGCAATCCGCACAAAACAGTATGCCAGAAAACAAGCCCACTTCATCATAGCGGTTAGGGCGTTTGCGCTGCTTGCGTAGCTCCTGCACACGCTCCCATGTGTCCTTGTCGATTATCTGCTCGTGGTGGTTCTCGAAGATTGCCTGTTTGTCCTCGCTGTTGTAGATAATCTTGCTGCACTTGTAGGATTGTGTGGTGGTCTTGAAGTTCACAAGGCAGCCCGTGTATTCCCGGTTTTCAAGGATATGTACCACGGTGTTCGCCGCCCACTTGCACTCGTAGCCGGGGTGGTAGCGGCGTGTGCTTCCCGTCCGGCAGTATTCCAGCGTTCCCGGCGTGGGGATTTCCTGCTCGGTAAGCATACGGGCTATCTTGGTCGGTCCGTTCCCCGCAAGGCAAAGGCTGTATATCTGCTTCACCACGGGGGCGGCTTCCTCGTCAATGATAAAATTTTCGTCCTCGTCCATGAGGTAGCCATACACGGGCTTGCTTGTGACAGGCTTCCCACTCATGCCTTTTGAGCGTTTCACGGCTCTGATTTTCTTGCTCGTATCCCTCACCAGCCATTCGTTAAAAATATTTCGCAAAGGCGCAAAGTCATTCTCGCCCTGTGCGCTGTCAACGCCGTCATTGATGGCAATGAAGCGGACGTCTTTCTGTGGGAAAATCATTTCCGTGTACATTCCCACTTGCAGATAATTTCGCCCTAACCGTGACATATCCTTTACGATAACCGTTCCCACAAGCCCCGCTTCAATGTCGGCAAGCATGGACTGGAAGCCGGGTCTTTGGAAATTTGCCCCGGAGAATCCGTCGTCCGTGTACCATTTGAGGTTGGAAAAGCCGTTCTGTTTTGCGTAGGCTTCAAGGATTCGCTTCTGGTTGCTTATGGAGTTGGATTCGCCTTGGAGCGTGTCCTCGTGCGACAATCTCGGATATAGGGCGGTAATCAGTTTTTGGGTGGTCTGTCTTGTCAT